CGCTGATACTTACCATTCGCTACACAGTCGGATGGCGCGGTCACCCCAGGGTAGGGGCAGATCTTGCCATTTAGACACCGGGATGCTGCGGACGACTGTTCGCAGCGGCCCAGATCCCCGGATTGTGTAGCTCCCACCCTTGTCACAGGCAGGAATCGTCACATCCTTCCTTAGACGAGGATAATACGGAGGTTCGTCATCCCGTAGGACATACTCACGCCCGCGTCTCTCCCCATCGTCGACCTCGGAGTGGCCACAGAAGTAAGTGGCAAACGCCGTGAACTCCGGTTGCGCAACCTGTCTCTTTCGAGGGTCAGGCTCTGCGTCTTCTGGGAGTATCACAACTCTCCTGGGTCTTTCGGTGATCGTGGAGTAGCACAGGAATGCACCGAAGTGCTCCCCGCCACCGTAGCGGTAGCGGGGCCTGGCCACTCCAATGTCACACCAAAGGTGACCGTCACCCGCAAACGGCGGGCCTGTAAGCCGGAGCTTACGAGGGATCTTCTGGATGATCCACGCATGCGCCTCCAAGAGGCGATCAACGTGGTGACCCACTGGTAAGTGAGTCGCGACAGAACCGAGGTCAGATAGCCGGTTAGCCATCTGCCAAACGGTGTTCGCAGCATACATCAAATCCCTGACGGTAGCCATCTCCAGTTTCCACTGGAGCGGCCTGACGAGGTAGCCCCTAAAGTAATCCATACCACACGACTCATAGAATGAACCGCATGTAAAGGACTTGTGGTCGTTAATCACAAACCCAGCATGGCTACATACCTCGGAGAAGAGGTCGAACGCCGCTGTTGGGATGATGACATCATCCCCGTACACACGCAAGTTGACCAGGGAGGTCTTTGCTCGCGTGATGGGTTCAAGCCCGAGCACCTTCATACACCCCCAACCGAGGGCGTAGAAGATGAGTGTCTCGAGCTCGAACGTGTACGCGTTGCCCATTGAGCTCCACTTGTTGAGGGGGTACGTACCGCCCTCTATTGTGTAGCTTTCGCTGCGGCAACGTTCCAAGAACTCAACCCAATCAATTGGGAGGAGGTCCAGGACCAGCATATATGCAATAAGGTCCGAGGCGCTGCTGAAGTCCACCGTGGCCAAGCCACGATAGTAGGCTTCTTTAGCGAGAACTTGATTGACATCCTGTCGATCCAAGTCCAACCCGAACGCCCGAAGGCATTCGCGCATATACGATCCAATACCCTTCTGCATCAGGCCGTTTAAAAGCGGCTCAACGCAGATAGGGCGGTGGATCTTGGCGTCCTTAGGGACAGTATCTAGCCGGCTCCCGGGCACGATCTCGATCGTGACAGTGGACCCTTCAGGGTGCCACCCAGGAATTTCCCCGAGCAATTCGGAGACGACCGGCAGTAGCGACGAGGTGCATTCAAGGGGAGAATGTACCTTCTGATACACGGAGGTGTCCCCGCGTACCTGTAGGCTTGAACCCGGCCCGAAGCGGAAATCGAGATCCGCCAACGTGGGAACCGGACCCAGGATCTCAGCGATCTTACGTCTTGCCAAGCAGAATGCCTGGTCGACGTCTGAGCGTGTGGCATTGCCTAACGCGCCCAGAGCTTTGATCCGAAGGTTGGTCTCCGCGCAGCGGTCTTCCGCTTCGATGAACTTCTTAAGCGCCTCGCCCCGACGGTTGTAGGGGCTAGGAATATGCTCGTTCTTGGCCAGCAGGCTGGTAGCCTGCCGGTCGAGGAAGAAGTTCACCGGGTCGTCGTATCCAAGAGGAGAGATAGACCCGTCCAGCGCACCCGGGTCACCAGCTTCGAGAAGCATGGCAACCCTAAGCGCACAGGGCGAGTCCAG